GTTAGAACTGTGGGAAATCTATCAGGACTACTGGTGCGAGCACAAGCCGTCGATGACTTGTTACTACAGGGATCACGAGTTCTTGGAAGTTGGACAGTGGCTGTACAATAAGTTCGATAAGATCAGTGGCATTTCTTTCTTACCGTACAGCGAACACACGTATCAGCAAGCACCGTATGAGCCGATAGATAAGCAGACTTATCTGAAGCTCAAAAAAGAAATCCCAACCGTTATAGACTGGGATATTCGTGAGGAGGATGACAGGACTGAAGGGTCACAGCAGTTAGCCTGTACAGGTAACAACTGCGAGCTTTAGTGTTACTGGGGAGCTTCGGCTCCCTAGTCTTCAATCCAGTCTTGAGCAAGCCTTCCAAACGGAAGCCAACCTACTGATTCGCTTTTAGCTAAGAAGTCATCCATTTCTTTACTGCCAAATCCAAACTGCATCATGTCTACAAGCGGAGCAAACGCCATAGATATTGGAGCAGGCGCAACAGAAGACACCAACGGAGCTACATCGCCTCCTGTTGCTCTAGCAAGCTGATAAGTTCCTATGGTGTTAAGAGTTACAGCACCTAGCATGTGATCCGCAAAGCGCATCGGCACAGTTTCGATAGAGGGTTCTTCTCCCTTTAGTATGTGACGACCTTCGTTAATAAACGCATTACCGCCACCGACAACTAAGCTGTACGCCATTCCGTTTTTAACTGCTTCTTTTTTGTTACCTGCCTTCCACTCCTGAACAACAAGTTTTTCCATTTGCTCTAGCTGTTTAATCGCAAACGTCCTCAGCATATATGCAACGCGCCAGTTAGGATTGTCAAGGTAAAACTTAGGAAGCTGCGCCATGTCACTAGGCTGTAAACGAGCAAGCTGCGCGGCTGCAAACTCAACCGTTAAGTTTGTTTTCTTTCCTTGTAGTAAATCTTTAGTTAGCCTGTCAAGCTCGTTGTCTGTGAACGCATGTCCCCACTTTTCCTTTAGCTTTCCTGATCGAGCTAGTTGCTGTCCTTCCTTTATTCCTGCACGTAGTGCTACGTTCTTACCAAATCTATCAACATCTCTGAAGCCAGAAAGTTTAAACGCTTCTTCACTTAGCTTATTAAATCTAGCCTGCGCCTTGCCTACGCCTTCACGTATAAATTCACCTGTAGTTTGTTGAGCTAACCCCACGTCTTCAACAGAGATGTTAACACCGCGTTTTCTAATCATGTCAACTAAAACGTCAACAGTATTGTCAGCACCGTAGTTAACAATGCTATTAAACACATCGCCTATGTTTAAGATTGCAGAGTACGGGTTTGCAATAGTTCCCATATAAGCTGCTTTTCTTGCGTTAGCGATTAAACCAGATGGGCCTCTGCTTCCCATTACTATTAAAGATCTTGTTAGGTCTTGCGCTTTGTCAGCAGTAGCCGCGTTAGCGCCTTCTAGTTTAGTGACTGCACGTACCTCATCAAACAGAGCGTCGCCTCTCTTCACTCTTTTTTCTAGTACTTTTAATTTTTGCGCTGCTTTCGCGTCACCCTGTGCAGCTAGTCTAGCTAACTCTTGTCTCTTTGTATTTATGTTTTTTAATTTAAACACGTCTATCAAAGACATTTCCGAATCTGCTCTACGCAACCAGTCAACAGCTACTTGAGAGGGGTTAACGTAGTCCTGCACAATAGGATCGCCTTTTATAATCTGATCTCTTGTTTGCTCAAAAGCAGACGTGTTAGTTTTCTTATTGCTTTTTGTAGTCAAGAAACCATCATTGGTTACTCCCTTCATTTGAGAGGGCCAATAATAATCATCCAAGTGTATTGAACTATCGAGCTTTTGTTTTCTTTCTAAAGACACTGCGCGTATTTTTGCGCGTATAGCTTCAAAGCCTTGGAGGGCTTCATCTCCATAATTTGTTTTAACATGTTTAACAAGATCTTCGTAAGCTTGTTTTCTTATGTCTATATTCTTAAGAGGATTCTTTATATCTATTTGACTCATGTTTAAAAGCAAACGAGTTGCTTCTGCGTCGTCTTGTATAGAATTAAAAAACTTTGTAGTGTTAGAACCGCGCAGTACGTTTTCTGTTACTGCGTGTCTACGTGCCATAGTAGACGCAACGCGCTGAATAGATGCGCCGAAGCGTTTACCTACATATTTCTCTCCCATTATCTGAGCAGAAGAAATGTAGTTTCTAAACCATTTAACAAACTTGTTTGGATCATACTTACCATTAACAAAACCAACATCGTCAGCAAGTGTTCCTAAACGCTTACGAAGTTCTTGTTCTGTTACAGTGTCAAAGTTTATTACAGTTTTTCCTGACACAGATTCAGCGGCTCTTAGTTTTTTGATAGGAACGCCTAGTTCGTCAGACACAGCCTGCAAAGCTTTTCCATAATCTAAACCTTCAAGACTCTTGCCTGTTTCATTAAAGTATTTTAAAGCATAGTCGTCCATCTTACCTTGAAACGCAAGGATAACTTCATCAGCTTGTGGTTCTATCTTAAAAGTTTTACCGTCAATCTCTTCTGTTAATTTACCTTGAAGATAATCACGCGCTCTTTTTTCTTTTGCTATCTGCTGCTCAACTTCTTCAGCGGCTTTCAAAGCACGACCTTCAGCACGACCAAGCACACCGCCAACAGCAGCACCAAGACCGCCAGATACAGCGCCTGTTTTTAACGCATCAACAGTACGCTCTGCGAAGTCACCTTCACCTTCCATGAAACCATAAACAGCACCTTCAGCAAACGCTACGCCTCCCTGACGAACTGCGCCACTAGCTAAAGTTTTACCTACTCCTGCCATTTTCATCAGCATAGAGCTAGGCATTAAGCTAGTTCCGATTAGAGTTGTATACGCCAAAGCAGGGTGTTGTTCAAAAAGCTCTTCTTCAATTCTGCGCTCTTCAGCTAACTGTGTTTCGTAATCGACACCCGTAAGCTTGCTTAGTGCAAACGCTCTAGCTTCGTCTCCAACAATACCTGCTGTAAGACCCTCAAGAGCAACGCCACTTATTGCTCGGATCTCTTCAGTTACGTCTAAAGGATCTGCAACAATACGCCGAAGCTCTTGACCTTTTGCTATAAGTTCTTCAGGCGCTCCTTTAGAAACAAGCTTTTCAAGCATTGAATCAACTTCAGCTACACGCGAAAGCAAAGCTTCGTTTTCTTCAACAGCTTCAATTTGTCTTTCTTCCCTGCTTAAAGGAATATCTACACCGCTGTCCAAGCTTTGAATTAACTGAATAGCTTTATCTAAAAGCTCTTGAGGAGCGTTCTTTTCCTTAAGCTCTTTATACGTATTAAATACTTCAACTTTCAAAGAAACGGACATTGAAGTTCCTCAGTCAATTGCGTTATCTAAAAATGCTTGAGCTTGTTCTCTAAATTCCCTTGCTAGTTTTTCTTCCGGCGTTTCTCCGTTAGCTCCATCCCCTTCTGTTGCAAACATTAACATAGCCTCATCAATAGAAGAACCGTTAACAAAAGCATCAGCAGCTTTCAAGGCTAGTTTTGCAGCCATTGCGTTTTCTTTTTCTTCAGTGTCACGTCCCGGAAGGTTTAAAGTTTGCACATAAGAAAGTGCAGCCTCTTGAAACAATCCAGCCATAGCCGCTGACGGAACTGTTCTGCTTGCGTAACTACTTGCCAATGCTTTAGAAAGAACAGTATTTGCTGTCTTGGGGTCATGTTTAGCCAGCTTCATAAAAGTACTAACATCGGCATCTTTATCAAGCCCTAACATTTTTCTAACGTCTTCTTCTTTATAAGAAAACTTTCCATCCTCTGCGTCTTTTCGTAGCTTTTCAAGCTGAAGATCTTTAGCTTCATTTTCTTTTTCAATAGCAGTAAACACACCTTCTTTGTCTGGATAAGTCTGTAAAAACTTTTCTTTGCCTCCTTCCGTTCCAGCTAGTCCACGCGCAAGTTGCGTAGCTGAAGCGTATTGAGCACTGTCAAGCTCAAGTTTTCGTTTAGTTGCGCGGTAATCAGAAGTGTCCATAAACTCTCGATGCTGTTCCGCTGCTCTTTGTGATGCCTCTTCTGAAAGACCTAACTGTTTCAATCTAATTTGAAGACCTTTGTCTGCACGCTCAGATGCTTTTCGTGCCTCTGTCTGCCTAAACACAGCGTCTTCTGCCTGCATAGACATTTGAGAAATGTTCATTGGATCAAGCCCCGGAACAGCGCCACCAATGGCATTAGCAGATTGCTGCAGTGCAGTTAGTTTTTCCTGTTTATCTGATGGACTTAGTGATTCATCTTTTAAAACAGAGGTCATTTGATTTTGCAAATACCCTAACCCGCTTTGAGCGTTTTGCTGACGCTGCTTTAATCGAAGGGCTTTAGCTTGACTTGATAACTCTAACGCAGCTTTAGGGTCTGTCTTAATAATAGATGTTGCAGCGTTTTCTATTACATCTGGATCGTTGCTTGAGATTGCTGTTTGTAGCTGCTCCAACATACCCTGCCTAGCTTTACGTTCAGCAGCCGCTGCAGGCGCACCGCCGATTGCACCGCCAAGCTCAAACAAACCCTGACCGTAACTTGGCTGAGTTAGGGCCTGTAAAAATGATTGTCCAAATCGTGCCATTATGAAGCCCCTCCGCTAGAATTTCCACCGCCCATAAACCCGCCAAACAAACCATTAGGGCCAAACAAGGCATTAACACCGCCGCCAAGAAGCTCACTCAAACCGCCATAGCTATCAGTAGGCGTAGCCAACGCACCTAAGAGTCCTGTTCCTAGTTGCCCCATAAGGTTAGCCTGTCCCAGACCTGCACCCAGAAGCGCCTCAAGACCACCCATAGATGCTTCACCAAACAAGTTAGCACCTGCAAGCTGACCCCGCTGCCGTAACTGTGGAAACAACTGAGAGGCTTGCAACGCCTGTAGCATCTGCGCTTGAGGCATATAACTAGCCCCTAACATTTGCTGACCAAGGGCTGCTTGCTGCGCCTGTTCGCCTCTAGCTTGTTGCATAGCGCCTAGCATAGCTGTGTTCTGCGCTTCTGCTTGTGCTTTAGCCATAGCAAGTTGCTCTGGAGTACCGCCGTACTGCGCTGTTTGTACACCTAAACGTCCCTGTGCCGCCAAACGTTCTTCCATCTCCTGCCGCTGACGCTCTTCTCCGGGCATCTGTGCGGCTCTCATCTGTTCGTATATGTCAGTCTGTCTCTGCGTTATGTCACCACCCGCAGCTTGTAACATGGACTTCGCTTTGTTGAACATCTGTTGCTGAAACGCTTTTTCTCCTTCAGACCCAGACATAGTTACTTGACCTGTCTCTGGGTCATAACCAAAGATACCACCTGTCGATGTAGTCATACCGAAAGGCTGAAACTGCGTCTGAGTTAAACCTTCTTGTGCAATGCCCATTGCTCCTTGTTGAGCAGCATCACCAATAGCGCCTAGTCTGTTATAGGCATTCGCTAAAGCAGCACCTCCGCCAAACATTCCTAGAATTGGTGCTAGACCGCCTAAGAAGGCTTGGAGGTTAAAACCAGTGCCGCCAGCAGCAGCATCAGTACCGCCAGCAGCAGCATCAGTACCGCCAGCAGCAGTGCCGCCTCCTGTTTGCTGTTGTTGCATTACAGCACTAGGCACTGTGCCGGTGCCTCCTACTTGCTGCGCCATTTGAGCGACTGCCTCTTGAAACGCCGGATCACTTATTAAACTCATAATGTTTTACCCATCAATGCTAATACGTTAATTTCCTGAATTGAAACTTCTGAACCGTTTATGTCGGATTCTACGCCTACAGTAATAATAGAACCGCCGCTAGTTGTGTTAATAGACTTACGTGTAATAGACGTGCCGCCTGAAAATGCAGCAATGTTGTACTCATCGTCTTGGTTAAAGAAAGCAATAGAACTTGTGTCAGCCCCTAGTTGAAACGAAGAAGAGTTAAAGTTATCGTTTAGATCATAAGCCCACTTTAAAAATATAGTTTCTGTTCCACCGCCTACAATAGTAGGTCGTAGTTTTTTCAGAAACTTAGTCTTAGAAGGATCACCAAAAGTCAGTCCGGGGCTAACGTACTTAAATGTGTAAGCCTCTCCCTCGTCTTGGTACCCTAAATAAGTACCGATTCCGTTAGACGTTCCTGTGTACAAAGTACCGTCATCTTTTCTATGCCATGCCTCAAACTTACTAGAAGGCCAGCGGGTAACACGATAAGATCCGTTCTCTAGTTTGCCTCTTAAATCAAAACATAACGTAGTGTTTTCGGCAGGAAATGTAAGTAAGTAAAAAGAATTTTCAGGACTGTATACGCTGTTTGTAGGGTCTGCTCTGTTAGCGATAAGTGTTGACAGTTGATTTTTTACGTTTCGGCTTAAGTCAGACAGCGGCATAGATTTTTCTTGGATGACGCGACCAACACTTCGTAAACCGCCGTGAGATAAAAACAATACATCAGTACCAATGTGTTGGACAGAATTTCTGCAAATACAACCAAGACCTGCTACAGTGTCTGTAATAGCCATGTTAGCCGGAGAGTTAGCGCCTCCGTAAACAATGATGCTGTGCTCGCCAAAGATAATCAGTGAATTGTTATGCGCTGCTAATGCTCTTACTTCATCTGCACCGTCAGGCCAAGCCTTAGATACATCAATAGATCCGCTTGAGCCACCAGTCCAGCTATGACCAATAAGCAAGTCAGACCAATAAATAGTAGTCTTATTGTTTGTGGTGCCTACACACCAGAGTCTACCAAAAGCAGCTAAAGCCTCGTGACAGTATTGGTTAGCGCTGACAGACGCACCAGTAACAGACGACATGGGTGTAACAGCGCCTAACGCATTGCTGTAAACAAGAGGCTCGTAGCCGCGTTGAAAAAAATAACAATAATCGTTAAAGTTTACCATCTTCCAGTTGTTAGCAGTGATGGTGTAAGTTGCAGGAGTCTCGTCTACAAGCGTAGCATCTCCCGATAGTATCTTGTTGTTCCCTGTGCTAAACAACTTCTCGTTGCCAGTTTGATCGTAAAAGTAATGAATCCTGTGTATACGGTCAGAGCCTAACTCAGTCTTGTCTGTAGTAATAAGATTAATACCTTTGCGCGCACCTAAGCGTCCACGTTTGTCAATGATTGCATTGTCTGCAATTTCAGCAAACGAAGGATCTTGCGCTAACGGAGAATCTTCATCGTTGATTCCTTTAAACGCAGGTGCTACTAAGTTAATACTTTGTAGAGGCTGGGCCATTCACTAGTCTCCTACGGAGTGTACCAAACAACTTCGTCTGGATGCTTCTGTGCATCAAGAGCAATAGCGTCTGATAAGTATTTGTCTGCAATAGCAAAGTATTCAGGCGCTGATGTCCCGCCTGTTTCTCCGCGCTCTCGCGCAAGTAAAGCAATAGCCAAATGAATAACAGGCATAGACGGAATCATTAACTCGTCAGTGTTTTCAGATAAAACAGCATTGCGTTTAACACAATTAAAACGTATGTTGTACACACCATCTGGATTTGGATAAATGTCTACTTGAGTGTCTCCGTTGCCGTTAATTCCGTTGTACGTGTAGTACTCAGGCGAGCCGCTAACGGTGTTTTGATTGAGGTACTTATCGTTAAACCATGAAGAACCACGATATTCCATAAACACGTTAGAAGTATCGTTAATAACATCCAATGCTTTGACACGGTTTTGACTTCCTGTTAGCGCGTAATTAAAAATCCCAGCAGTTGTTGTAATAGTTAACGTAGTTCTTAGAGCAGACCAGTCCCATGCGGTTTCTACTTGATCTTTAGCGTCATTAACAAAATCACCAACCATTTTGCTGTACGTGTTTTGGTCAACGTTTGTAACTTCGTCTTCGCGCATACGCCTCAAAACGCTGTTTACTAACTGTAAATAAGTCATACTAATCCCTCAAACAAGCCTTTAGACAGGCGAGCTGTTAAGCTATCTAATTCTCTTACGTAATCTTTTTGCGGAGGAGTTATAATAGAAGCTATAGCAGGAGCAGTGTAGCTTATGCCTGTTCTAAATGGCTGGAAAGGCGCTGGTTTAAAACCACCAGTCATCATTCCTCCGCGTCCTGCGCCTCCGCCTCCGCCGCCTCCCGGTCCTCCTTCATCGCCTATGCCGGGATCGCCTGTGCTAGCTCCCGGTCCAAACGTAACAGATGGCTTCGAAGGTCCACCAGCAGGAGATTCAGGCCCTTCTGGTTCTTCGCCTACAGACGTACCATCTGTATCGCCACCTCCGCCTAACTCATAATCTTTTGGTCCTGTGCCGCCTGCTCCGGGTTCAGCAGTTCCTGTTGTTGCGTCTGCTGCGTCGCCTTGAGTCATGCCTTCTTGAGTATCTGGACTACCTGCTTCTACCCAACTATCGTACCAAGCCTGTTGTCCTTCAGTTGCTGTACCCGCTTCTACTTGGGCAATGATATAGTCTCTGTTTATCTGCCACTCTGTTCGGGTGTCTTCAGTAGTAGGCTCTTGTTCAGTTTCTACACCTGTGATTACAGCGTTTTCTGGTTTTTCAGGAGTAGTGTCTTGTGGAAGCGTACCGTCTGCATTTTCTATTGCTGACGCTGTGTCTTCAAAAACATCAACAACTTCTTCTACAGCAGATTGCTCTTGTTGGAGTTGTTCAATCTGCGCTAGTATAATATTAGCTGTTATGTAATCTCCTTGAGACATGGCTTGTTGATACTGTTCTTGAAGTTGCTCTAGTTCAGCGCTAACCCCTGATGCTGGAGTTGACGGCGCTGATACTGCACCTCCTATCGGCTCTGCTGTACTTTCTGTAGGATCAGGTTCAGGCGCTGTTTCTTGTACATTTTCAGGCTCTACAGGCTCAGGCTCTACAGGCTCAGGCTCTATAGGCTCTTCTGTAAACTCAATTTGACCTCCAACTTGTTCCTCACTAGGATCTAGCGAAATCCAATCGCTTTGCGGATCAAAAGACCCCTCTTTAGTAATTGGATTAACCCCGGTAACTACCTCACCACCGCCAGACAATCCGGGATATCCAACGCCATATTGCTCTAGCGAGTCAAACGAAGCTGTGCCATTTTGAAGATCAGCGTACAAATCTGTGTACTGTTCTTCCGTAATAGCTTTTAAATATCCATTAGAAACAACGTAATGTTGTCCATCCCTATAATGAAGTGTATAAGGCTGTGATGTGTCTTCGCTCCAGCCGCCTGCGTGATTGATAGTTGTTGTATCTATCTCAGGAAGCGTGCTGATATAAGTTTCAATCTGCTCGTCGTTAAACCCGTCTCTAGCCATCTGTTCTCTAATCTGAGCCTCAGACATACCAGCATAACGCTCGTCAGCCCATTCTTGTGTAAATACAGTAGGACTGGTTGTAGTTTCTGGTGGAGCGTATTGCTGATTAAACTCTGCGGTATCTCCAACTTCTTGCAGATCAGACCCGGTAAGCATTCCATCGTTATTGGTGTCTAACTCATCCATAGTCCCCATGTTGTCGCCATCATAGTTAAACACATTGCCATCTGCGTCAACCATAAGACCTTCGCCTACAGATGTATAATTAGGGTTTAAGAAGGGGTCTTTAATGTCTGCGTCAATAAACGCTTGCTCTAATCCTTCTTGCTCTTCCAACCAAGCATCAAATTCGTCTTCGGTAATAGTACCGTTTTCAAAACCTTGCTGTACTACGTCACTGAGTTCGCTTACTAAACCTGCTGTAGCTAGGGACGAGGCAAGCAACAAGGGATCAATTTCGCCTGTAGCTGCGTACTGTATTAGCACGTTAGTTGCGCCAGCTTGAACCATAGCGCCAATAAACTCGCTACCTGTTCCTAACTCCATAGCTTGATTTACAGTATTCATTAGCTCGTCAAATGTTCCTGACGCTTCGCCAATTAAATCAGACAAACCACCAGCGCTTAAGTACCCACTAAGACCTGCAGCTAAAGCACCTTCCAGACTCATCTCTCCGTTGATAAACCCGTTAGCGACTTGTGAAGAAACTGCTGAAGCAATTGCTGTAGCAGCAGAGCCGGTAATTCCTGCGCTGCCTAAAGCACTAATAATTAGAGGGTTGAGCGCCTGTCCTGTAGCCCACGCTAAAGTTCCTTTAACAACAACAGGAGCAACTTCGCTCATCACTGTAGCAAACAAACCTTGCAACCCAGAAGCGCCTTCTACTGTTCTTTCGTAGTTATTCCACTGGTTGTTCATGTTAGCGTAGTTTTCGCTAAATACTCCGGGAGTGTCTTCACCTTGAATAGAACCGTCCCAAGCGCCTGATTCTCCGTAGTTACCGCCAGAGAATGTAGGGGCTTCAGCGGTTTCAATAATAGTGCGTCCACCACCGCCTTCGCGTTCTCTACGCCACGTACCGTCTGACTCTAACGTCCATCCGTTAGCCACCATCATTTCGTTGTGCAGCGGTTCCCACATCTCGTCAGCAGTTGCAGCGTCAATGTATCCAAGACGGTAAGCGTTTTGAATGTATAGCATTTGATCGTTAGCGTTTAGGTTTTCATAGCCATAGGCTTCAGCTTCTTGATACCACGCATCCCAAGAGGCTAGACGATCTTCGTTGCTCATTGCTTCATAGTTTGTGTACGCTTGTCCTGTTTCTGGATCTACGTAAAATCCGCTTTCCGAGCTAGGAGGACGAGAGATGTAACCGTCACGACCCATAATTACGTCTAACATATCGTCATAACTCATGTCAGAGTCAAAACTGTAGCTAGAGTTTCCTTGAGTGCTTGAATCTGTAGAGTCTTCCCGAAGGTCAGGATCACCGTTAAACAGTTCGTCTTGTGTAACCATCTGTTCAGCCATTACCGTTCCCTCGCCACGCCTTTAGTTTTTTCAAACGAGCGCATAGCGCCTAAACCTAACATACCCATCAACACCGGCATCATCTCGCTTAAGTCAAGAGCCACGATTTCAAGAGGATAACCAGCGACACCAGCAACAAAGTTCCCAAGAGGAACGCAGATAAAATTAAATCCCATTCCTGTAGCACATATCCACCCAACCGCCGGACGCCATCCAGAAACAAACATAGAAGACGATTTAGCTTCTTCCTTATTAACCTCAATCTGGGCCTTAGCCAGTTCGTGAGCGTGTCTTTCAGCCATTGTAGATATTTCATGGGCGAGCCTGTTCCTTTCGTCTGCATCTGGAATAAACTTATCCAGAAGACTTGCAATGGGTTGTACAAGAAGTTCTATCATCGTAAGAAGTATACCAATGCTGATGCTCCGGCAGATATAGCCACCCAGAAGAAGCGTTCAACACCTGCAACAGTTTTACTGCTGGAGACAACAGTAGAGCGTAAGTCGTCTACCTGTGTCTCCATAATATCTAGCCTGTGCTCAAGACGATCAGCGCGTTTAGTAGACGCATAAATCTTTTCTTCTACACGAGCAATGCTTGTTACCGCCTCAGCCAGCTTGTCTAGCTTAGACTCAATACGTTCTAACCGCTGTTCGTCCATGTTTAGCATCCGTGTCCAAAGCCAAGACCATCAACAGAACAGTCCTCCTGTTCTTCCTCTGGTTCGTAGCAGGCTTCTAGGCTGTGTCCGGGAGGCGGCGCTACTCCAGCCCAAGGCCAGCATATGTCGTCCTCAGAAGGCTCCTCAGCAACGTAGTCACGCTTTGTGTTGGGAACAGCCTTGACTGTAGTAACACGCTTGTAAAGTTCACCTGCAGCCACATAGACTTCTTCTGAGGGCTTGAGCGTGTACGTGCTACCGTCGTCGTACATAATCACTGTGTCTGCAAACGCAAAACAACTGAAAAACAAAAAAGAAAATAAAACGTGTTTCATGTTTGTTCCTTATGATGTGTAGGTTATTGAGTCCGCTAGTATTCTTACAAAATATACAGAAGCGGTGCCAACAGACGCTGACGCTGATCCATCAACGGAAGAGTCGCTGTAATAAGTGTGTTGCATTGGACATCCGGCAGAAAGCCAAGTTTTAATTTGAGCATCCGACATGGCTCCTGTTATATCTGCATGCGTTCGCGCTATTCTGGTTTCTGTTCGATCGTTGTCGCCAAGACCGCTAACGTGACTGTCATTACCTAGATAAGCAACAGTTGATCCAGTAATGTCTTCTGCCCAATAAGAAACATTAGAAGCAGCAATAGCAAATTCGTAAGGAGGCAATAAAGGATTCCCGTCAGATTCTTGTCTAGCAAACACTTTTGTTTCTATTCGTAAGTTGCTGTAAGAAATAATTGTTTTACCTAACCACGCTGGGCCTGTGTCAATGTAACTATAAAGAGTGTATTGAGATGTGCTTGGTCGTATTAATGTTCCTGCGTCAACCATATCAGCCGACTGGCTAGTGTCTTCTGAACTGTAACTAGAATTACCATACCAGTTCCATAACTGTGTGACGTTAGTTACTGTAGTTTCGCTAGTTGTTCCGTTAAAATCACCCCATAGATCAATAGGCCCAGTAGCAGGAGCGTTGCCAAAACCTCTGTACTCGCTCATGCTAATAGGGTTTGTACCGCCGTACTCTGTTTGTACAGCAGACAAGCTCAGTGGTTTAGTTGTAGGTATAGCCATTAAGGAGTACCAAACGCAGTAACATCGTCAAGAGCAATAGCAGCACCAGCAGTCGTAATCTTAAATACGTCTGTGCCGTTGTAGTTAAACACAAGGTCAGTAGAGTCTAGCTTAATTTCCCAGTCCCCTAATTTAAATGCGGTTGTCGTTTCTACGTTTCCGCTTACAAGCGCATCTCCAGCAACATCTAAAGTTTTAGTTGGAACAGCTTTATTTATACCAACTCTTGAAACGCTACCCAAAATAGATAAAAGTGAAGTAAAAGAAGCGTTAGTAAATTCAAAATTATTAGCCCTTAGCTCCATGTCTAAGGCACCAGTAGAGCCGTCTGTTGACGAAATAAGAGGGCCACCGGCGGCTTGGGGAATTATTTTAATCTTGCTGGTAGAAGGGCCAATGCTTACGACTTCGTTAGAAGCAATGTCAATAGCCGTTTCTGTAGCATCATCGTTAATTCCTGTAGAAGAAAAACCAGTAAAAGAAGGATCAGCTAAAGGCGCTTTGGCATCTAAAGTTGTTTGTAAATCAACGCCTCCTAAACTCAAAGACGTAACAGCCGCCGTAGGAATCGTAGTGGTTCCGGTAAACGTAGCGTTGTTTACAGGAGCAGCCAAAGCAAACGCAGATTTAATAGCGTTAAACTCTGTAGTAAACTCAGCACCTTTAATAATTTTAGCTGAGTCTCCTGTAGGCAGAGTATCTTTAGCGCCAAAATTAGTTGTGATTGTGTAAGTAATCGACATTATTCAGTCCTTTTAATTACCACGGAACACCTGTTCCTCTTGTTGGAGTTGCCTTCTCTGCAATCTGTGCATCAATAGAATTTTGAATGCGGTCTACGGGAGTTTCCTCGCCTTCAGCGGTATTAGCAATCATGTCTGCCGTCATCCAAGACAACACCGTAAACTCGTCTAGGTTATCCCATTCCGTAAAGTTGTCAGGGTCAGGCGCAGGCAGGCTGTGAGTGCCGTAAGATGAACCGCTGTTGCCGTTCTCATCTTCTTTAGAGCAACGCCAGTGTACGGTGGTGACTACGTTAGCCAGACCGTCTTGTGATACTGCGTAGTCCATTGCCGAAATTTTCCATGTGTAGGACATTTTATGCTCCTTTGAGTGCCGCTACTTCGGCTTCAAGTGTTTCAATTCGTGTTACTGCTTCTTGCAACGCCGCAGTCAACAGAGGCACTAGCTTAGACTGATCTATACCTTGATACTCTGGGTTGCCTTCATCGTTTACTGCATCTTTAGCACCTGAAATCGCCTCCGGCACAACGTCTTGAACTTCGTGAGCAATAAAGCCGTCTACAGTGGTATCTGGATCAGCTATAAAGTTAAAGCGATGTACGGGGATTTGCTTGAGACGATCAATGCCGTTATCAAGGTCTACTACGTTTTCTTTTAAGCGGTAGTCTGAAGTGGTGTTGTATGCGGTAGCCGTACTTGTTGACGTGATAGTTCCGACAGCAGTTGCCGATCCGTTCTTGTAGAACCCGATCATTGTATCAGACGCTGCGCCCGTCTTTGAAATGCGTACGTCACCCGTCTGCTGTATACGACAACCAGCAACTGCGAAACCGGCTTGTGTTTTCCCAACCAGCAAGTTGCCGTTGGAGTCTATGCGCATACGCTCGTTTGCGCCGCTTGTGCTGAATGTTAAGGCCGTACTGCCGTTAGCTCGGAGGTCGACGGCGCTGTTGTTCCAAACGATCTTACCGTTCTCTGTTGTGCCGTCTTCCTGTCGAAATGCCAAGGTGCCGAAGTTCCCAGCCGACGTATCAGCCTTCAACATCGCTGTAAAGCCAGAATCATTAGAGGCTACTGTAAGCGGGTAAGACGGATTAGTAACACCAATCCCAAAATTGCCGTTAGGTTTGATGGTTATTGCCTCTACTGTTGAGGAAAACGGTGTGTTTGCCGTTCCTCCAGTAAAAACAGAAAAATCTCCACCAGATGATTCTATGTGTGTTTCGCCGCTATTAGTAGGAAAAGAAACTCTTGCCGAGCCACCATCGCCATGCTGAAAAATAGCTAAATCTCTGTCGCCAGTGTTGACGTGCAAAGGAGCGTCTGGCTGCGTTTCGCCAATCCCCACGTTGCCGCCGTCAGTGACAGTCATTAGCGTACTACCAGCAAACGACTGGAAGGCGTGAGCGCCAATAGCCCCCACTCTTGGAGGTCTGTGTAGGAATCCCCAGTTTGAGTCTGTGTAGCCTAAAGCACCAGCGACATAGGTTCCTGATGTGGTCGTTATGTTTATGGAGCCGTCAACACACAGCTTGCCGTTTGTTGGGCTTGGTACACCAATCCCCACGTTGCCCGTGTCATCAACAGTGACCACCTCGGCATTACCTGCCCATATCTTAACGTCATTACCAACAACGCCGATGCCTTGGTTGTTCTCTGTAGTTGTATTAGCGTCTGCGAATGTTATGTATCCCCTAGTCCCAGAAGATGTGCTGAATCGGCTTATCTGCTGGGTGGAGCCACGAACCACTAGCTCCTTATCGGGAGCAGCCTCACGAATCCCCACCCGATTATTCGTAGAGTCAACGTAGAGCGTGTCGGTATCTACGGTGAGGTCGCCTGACAAACTCACGTTCTGACTAGAATCAATCGTAATAGCAGTGCTTGTGGCGTTATCGTCTATTCCTGTAGAGGTAAAGCCATCGCAATCCAAATTTCCGCGTATAGAGGTGTTAGCGCCTACCGTAAGCCCGACAGACAAAGGGAGAACTGGATTAAAAAACTGAGCGTCATCTATGCCAATGGTTAGCTGGGTGCTTGTGGCGTTATCGTCGATGCCAGTAGAGGTTAGGTTTCCGCTAACAGTAAGATCACCGCCAACAGTCTCATCACCAGTAACAATAAGGTTTTCCCCTGTCGTCACCTGACCAGAATCGGTAATTGACAGCGCCGTTGTTGTTGCCGTTTGCGATGCCTTAAATGTTGGTGCTTCAATACCGTCCGGCGTAATAGAGGCAAGAGTAGTTGCACTGCCAGTGCCTCCATTGGCCCTTGATACAAAGACAAAACTTCCTACTCCGCTTGTAGATCCTCCGCTGGTGTAAGAAATAAACTTACCCCCGGAAGTAGCGCCTCCCGGAACAGCCGCAATCTCAAATTCTTGGTCGCTATAGTCTAAGGCTTGCGACAATAACTTTATTGTAGAAGTTCCCTTAACTAAATTTGTCGCGGTTGACTCAATTGTTAAGGTAGCCAAGTCCCCTGCTGACACGCCTTTTACATGAAGCTCAGTTGAAGGTGTTAAAGTGTTTATGCCAACCCGGTCTTCTGACGCATCAACCGCAAGAGTATCTACATCTACCCTAAAGTCAGTTCCGCTAAATTGACCAACTTGAACAATGCCGCTAGTATCTATTTGAAACTCTGCCCCTACCTTGTCTTCATTTCCGCTATGAATAGACACCGCACCAGAGTTCCAAAAATGAGCGCCGCTTCCATCTGTGTAGTTTTGTATGAAAGCGCCTCCGGTTGGGCCAGCGGTAGACCCAAGGCGATTAAGGCGAGTTCCTTCTCCAAGCCACTCTAGGTGAGCATATTGCTTTGTAAGCTGTACGTGTTCGTTAGCGTCAATGGTAAGTGCTGTTTCTGTGGCGTTATCGTCTATGCCAGTAGAGGCAAAGCTAGTTGCAATGTTTCCGTTAAAGTCTAAGTTGCCGCCTAGCTGTGGCGTTGCGTCACCTATAAGATCAGGGTTGACAGTGTTCCAACTAGATCCGTCGTAAATACGTGTTGTGTTGTCGCCTGTATTGAAGTACCAGTCACCGGCAGTAACAGCGTTGCCGTTTAGGTCAACAGTAGGGTTAGATGCCTGTGCGCCTAAGAAGAAACCGTCGATAGCTTCTTGTGCAGCTTCAGCAGCCGTCTGAGCAGCTTCTGCAGCCGTTTGTGCAGTTTGTGCTGCTGTAGCACTAGTAGCCGCATTCGTCGCTGAGGTGGACGCTGAGGAGGCGCTAGAGGCAGCATTGGTTTCTGAAGTAGACGCATTAGACGCAGACGTTGCTGCGTTGGTTTCACTAGTGGATGCAGCAGAGGCGCTAGAGGCTGCGTTAGTCTCAGATGTGCCAGCGTTAGTTTCACTGGTAGATGCAGCAGATGCGCTAGAGGCTGCGCTTGTTGCGCTAGAGGCTGCGTTGGTTTCTGATGTGGCTGCGTTAGATGCGCTGGACGCCGCAGCGGTTGCGTCAGATGAAGCGCTGGACTCACTAGCAGCAGCGTTAGTTTCGCTGGTTGCAGCAGCAGCAGCACTGGCAGCGGCTTCGCTTGCTTTTGTAGAGGCAGTCTGAGCGTTCTGAGACACTAAAGACGCATAAGCATCAGTTGTTGCGTCTCCTGAACCACCCTCACCACGGAAAATTGCCATACACTGCTCCTACAAAAACAAACAAGAAAAGGAAAAAGGGGCCATTGCTGACCCCTAGATCGTTACGCTTACTCGTCAGCTACGACAAGAACGAAACCTGCTTCTGGTCGGTACACTTCA